TCATTACTTGCGGTTACGTTCGTCGAATACGATCCGCGCACCCGGCGTTTCTAATTGGTCCTGCTCGTTCCATTGCGGCGCACCAGGCACGGCGTACTTGCTTTCTGCAGAAAATGATTCGTGATATGGAGTCTTGAAATAGTCCGTGAAGTGCAGCTGTCCGTCGTTCGCGTTCATGCCTGTATTGGCCTTGCCATCGCCCGCGACCATCGACTTATAGAAGCCACGCATGTCGTAATCGCCGTCCGGCGCGTCATTGAACGGCACTTTGTTATCTGCTATCCACTGCTGAAAGGCCATCTCGCTCAACGGATCGAGCTTCGTCATGTATCCAGTCATTACCGACGCCGGCCTCGCATACGCGCTATTGCGAGCAAAAATCGCGTTCTCTCGTGGTCGCGACGCATTCGCGATGGATGCAACGATGTCTTTAATGCTGTCCATCAGGCCGATTGCGGTTGTGGCTGCAGCGGGCTTGCCTGTGGGACCGGCGATGGAGCGGCAGGAGCCACCTGTTTCGGCTTCGGTTTTGGCATGATCGTGTCCAAATCAATCTTGTCATCGAAGCGCGTAACAGTCTCGCGCAGCAGCGCTTCCAGCGGCGAGGTATCAACGCCCTGCATCTGCAACTGCATAATCTGCGTAATCAGCGGCTGGACCGCAGGCAGCATCTTCAGCCAGACTTCCTGCTGATCGAGCTTGTCGGGCTCGCCGGTTGTGCCAGCCCGGATCTGCAGCTGCACCATATCGAACACCTCATCGCGCGACAGTTGCGGCCAGTCGTAAGCGGCTTCAACTACGCCCATGACTGGCTGCCCGGTGCCGGGATCAATCACGGGCTGACCGTCTGGACCAAGAATAGGCCCCATTTTGTTCGGCCCCATGATTCGCTCGACCTGGGCAGGGGTAAGCTCCAGCAAGAGAATTTGCGCCGTGTACTGAGCGATCTCCTGCAGGAAGTCTTCCACTTGATCGCGGAACTCTGAGACCCGCCCGGATAGGCTCTGCTGCATGATCGACGCCTCTGTAGCGGTCTTTGGCTGCACAACCGACGAACGCGCAGCGTCCTGCATGCCAGAAACCTGCTCCCAGTCGTAGCGCACCTTGCTTGTGTCATACAGCGTCTGATCGATGGCCGCATATGTTTTCGGCATGACGGCCTGATTGATCGGCTTCCCGCCTGCATCAAGCAATGTGATTTCGTTCTCGCCTGCGTCGCGCAGGGCTTCCAAGTCCTTCTGCGTCAACGTACCGCGATCGCCGATCCAACCAGGTCGAATAGCTTGACGATGGCGGTGTTCTTTGTCGCGTGTTTCGTTGTGTTCTGCCTGCAGCTTTTCAGTCAGGTCAACCAGCGACGGCGCGATCACTGTACCGTCCACTAACTGATAAGGCAGCAGGAAAAACGGATACCACCGCTCGCCCACGGCTTCAGGCGTAAATGGCTCTTTCAGCCAGTAATTGATGCCCTCTGCTGTCGTAAAGACTCGCTGCGAGGTCTTGTCCCAAATTTCGAGGATGCATATTTGATCGTCAGCACCCTTATCCGTGCCGCCCGAATACATGCCGCCGCTATTCCCATGCCCATCGCCTGGCTGTTTGTAGGTCTTGGCGCCATCGAGACAGTAGCCATAAACGCCCTCTGCGTAGCTCTTACGCATCGGGATTTTCTGCACCATGAAGTCGCCGTCGACATAGTCGTCGAACTCGGCCACGGACGGATCAATGATGATGTGCTCGGTTAGCAAGCGATCCAGAACCATGCCTTCGCCAGCAACTACCTCCGCGTGCTCATGCAAGCCCGCCAGCGCCTCTTCAAGCTCCGCTTTTGCCAGCTCTTGGTCTGCGCGTTGCGCCGGGTCGTCGATCTGAGCGATCAGCTGCTCAATGTGAGCGATGTTGTCCTGCGTGTCCTGAATTCGAGCCTTAATGAAAGGGTCCGTCTTGAGATCACGCTGATACATCGCCTTAATGCCGCCGAATGAACAGGTAAGCGCAGCACGCACCGTCGCCTTAGCCCGCTTCTTCAGCTTGGCATCGGTCAGCTGTCTATTCGTAACTTGCTCGATTGTTTTGCACAGCAGCTTCAGGTCTCGGCCCTGATGCGCTGGCGTGACACTGATCTCGGGATTGCGGGCGTAAATGTTCGGCAAGATGGCCGTGATGGTGCCGTGGATCAGATTGGCACGCAGGTTGTAGAAATCCTTGCTGGCCGGGTCTTTGGACCAGTCGAAGCCTGCGACCAGGCGGCGATTATGGACTACGCGCTTATGGAATTTCTCCAACTTTGTGCTCGCCGCCGCAACCCGTTTCTGCCATTGCTGCGCCAACGGATCTGGTTGATCCGGCGCTGGTTTGAGGCCCGGTTTCGCGCTTTGTGCTGCGAGCTGTTCTTGCATAATCAAGGCACCTGCAGATAGTGGTTGTCGTTCTCATCTTTATACACATCGGTCGCCTCATCCGCGGACTTTTGTACCGTGTCCGCGTCAGGTTTTCGGCGCCGACGCATGACGCCATAACGGAGCGCGTCGACGGCGTGATCCTCGCCCTTGGTGTCGTACTTCTCAGGGTCTATATCGTCTGGCCCAATGGCCGGAAGCGTGCGCAGCAAGTGCTTGCAGGTTCGGAATATCTTAAGTTTGTCTTCGGCCAGCAAGCGCATGATCTCCTGCGCACCGTTCGCAACACTGCCCTTGCCGTTCCACGCCTCAGACCAGCGCACGCCGGCAGCCTTGAAGATGCCCCCGATCGTGTTATTCGTTCCGGTATTGGAGAAGATCGCAGGGTCGGCGAGGTTTATGCGGTACTCGTAGCCCATACGCTCATCGTGTTGCTCGACCTTCAGCACCTTTTGCGCCACCACTTCCGCATGTTCACGGCTACCCTGGCCCAGCTTTTCGCCGACGCCGTACAGCTCACGCCAGACATAAACGCAGCCGTCAGGGTCCATAGCGAGCCACAAGATGGCGTATGGCGCTGCAAAACCCCAGTCCATCGCCTTCCAGACCTGCCAGCTCGCCGGAATTGTGAAGGGCTCCACAATGTGCCGCTTCGCGTCCCAAACAGCCTCAAAAAAGCTGCCAACATGAATATCCCAGTCGCCTTCGAGCCACGCCTTCCGGCGATTCGGATCCTTCAGCGCCTCAAGCGTCTTGATGTATTCAGGATCGTTCTGCAGCAGGATCTTGTTTTCATGGATGCTGGAGTGGATTGCAACGCGCGGCTTCGCATCCGCCTCTCGAATAACAGTTCCTGCCGGGGTTCCATCGCGGCCTAGCTTGAAACGATCCTTGACTACGCCATGCCCGCGCCCGAATGGATTGCAAGTCGCCCGCACCATGCGGGGCATGCCTGGATACGACGAACGGCAGGTCGAATGCATGGCCTCATAGAACGAGAGATCGCGCCAGTTGGTCAGCTCCTCGAAGCCGAGCCACGGATACTCATGGCCGTGGTAATTCCAATAATCGTCTTCCGACTCGCCATAACGAAAGAACAGCATTTCGCCAGTCGGCCATTCCCACACGTAATCGGACTTATTGAATTTCGCGTCAGGGAAAATCTGGTGAAACCAGCGTTTCGACTTCGCTACGACGTCGGCAAGTTGTGGATACGTCAGGCGGAACAAGACTCCGCGCCAGTGCTCGCCGAATCCTTTGCCGACATGCTGCGCAAACGACATCAACAGCGTGTCGGTCTTTCCGCCGCCGCGCGTCCCTTCCATCAGCGCCTCGAATATCGGGCATGTCAGGAGCCTCGTTTGCGCGCCTGGCAGCGGTTGCCAGACAATCCTTGGATCAGCCATTCTTGGCTTGCGCTTCCCACTCTTCGTCCGTCATGGCGGCGGGCGCAAGCAGGACGCCGGACGTCTGCCCTAACTCTTTGCCATCCTTGCCAGTGTGCTCAATGGCCGCCAGCCGGGGATGCACGTAAGGTGCCGCAGCAGCTGCCGCATCCTTTGCCAGAACGAGCAACTTGATCCCAGTCTTACGCTCCTCCGCGTCGTCGCTCTTCGTTGCGTCTTCCGCCGCTTTGAGAAATTCTCCCATTACGCGAATCATCACTTCAAGAGGGCTGTCGCCTTCCTTTGTCTGTGAAATGACGCGCTCGGCAATCTCTCGTGTGCGCACAGTCGTCGCACTTTTCTTGCGGCCAGCATTAGGCCGAGCGCCGCCACGTCCGGTTGCCTTCTTTTGATTTGTTTGATTACTTTGATTCATTTCAAACAAGCGCCATTCAGGTATTAGCGGTGCGCATCGCCATCAGTTCCGGGCCATCCAACAGGCGGGAGGCTCATGCCGCTGAACAGAAAAACGGCCACGCAGAAGACGGCCACGGCCAACCGAATCGCGGCACGACAGGCTTTGCTCAATCGGGTCATCGCATCCTCGCTTCGTTCTAGTTTGAATAGATGGTGCCACGCCTTGCGCGAGCCTCCGCACCTTTGTCAGAGGAAACCAAGCTGCATTTGAGACGTGGATGGAGCACGGTCAGGTTCAGGCGCGCGGCGCAGTTGATGTGGCTGGAGCGTGACCAAGTCTCGAGCATGGCCGCCCTCATACTGCAGGATCACGCGGTCAAAGCAATCGCGCTTGCTGGCGCCGCTCATGTACTTGCGGACGATGGCGCGGCGACCTGACGGAGTTAGCACGATGGTCCCGACGGCGAATTCGCTTTCAGACATGATGACCCTCCACAATCTACGCATAAGCCCCGCATCCTTTCTGTGAGCCGGCGTCTCGTTGCGCCGGTTGTGCCTAAACTGCTATCGCTTGATGCTTCCGTTATCGGTATGACGATAACGGTGTAGCCACTCCGGCGCCTTCCAGTTCTTCCATCTAGTCCGTACACTCCAGGATTGGCATTCCTTGCTTGCGCATTTTCTTTCTGGCCGTAATTTGTTAGTGAGCTCTTTGGTGCCGAACAATTTCATTCGCCAACTGGATGGACGCCGCATCTGGCGCAATTAGGCCCCTATCCATTGCACCGTTACGCCAGCCATGCCAGAACGATTTGCTCTTGTCCGTACCCGGCTCTGCATCGCCAGCCAGACCAGATCGGTAGCCCTCCAAGCACTCATCCATATTCAAATGCTGAAGCTCGGCCCTAGTGGATAACGGCTGATACTCACTCATTTACTTCTCCTTGGTCGGGCCATAAACTATCTCCACCGCCGTAACATAGGCACAGGCGAACCCAAACAAGAAGGCAACGCCGGCCAAAAACGGCAAGCCACGCTCAATGTTCACCAGCGACTCATAGAAACCTGCAACGCTCAGGTACGCGCATCCGGCAATCTTTAGCTTCCGCATGTCTTGTCCTTATCCATTCCAGAAACCGCTACTTGATCCGGTGCTGCGTCGTACCCGTGATGCCAGCCGGCAGGACCTCCGGGTTGAGAAATTGACTCTTGGTCTTACCCGACACCTTCGCAAATTCCACCTCGACCTTTGCGCTATTGATGACCACCTGCGCCACGTCGGCGATCGCGCGAGCGCGCTCAATGTCCATGGGCTTTTCCTTGTCCTTCAGAGCACTCAATGTGTCGAACAAGTGCTCACGCAGTTTTTCAATGGTTGCCACTTTTCTCCCTCGCATGGATCGTGTTTTGCACAGCGACCTTCAGGAAAATCAGCTCC